CCGTATTAGTATTCGCAGCTGCATTTCCTCCTGTTCCACCACCACTTGTGTTTCCAACAGTAGCATTATTTTCATCTCCACCTGTAAAGCCCCCTACTGCACCGCCTCCTGTTCCACCCGACATGGCTTGATTTGCGTTTCCTCCTCTGCCTCCCGTTCCCCAAGGACTTCCAGCGGCACCGCCTCCGCATCCGTTATAGTAAGTTGCCGTAAGGGTAGGTGCACCACCAGCACCACCCGTTGAGTTTATTGTTCCTCCCGTTGCCGTTCCTCCCGCACCACCAGTAGAAGAGCCAGCGGTAATACGCCAGCTACCTGCTCCACCTGCACCAGCTGACAAGGATAAACTTCTTGCTGCACATACAACGGTAGTTGCTCCACTTCCCGCATTTCCATTTACTCCTGTGTCCGAAACCGAAGATGTGACAGCTGCCCCTCCTGTTCCTATCGAAAGGGTAAGAACATCACCTGCTACCATGTTTATTTCAATTTCACTAAATCCACCGCCACCACCGCCCGAAGCCACACCTTGAGTTGAACCGTAAATAGCTGCACCACTTCCTCCAGGACCAAGTGCTGATATTCTATGCTTTCCTGTATATGGAATAGTAAAAGATACTACTCCAGGCGTAAAGAGCATACAGGTGTTGGTCATTTTGCCATAATAAAACTGACTTAAATCACTCACGGGGCTATCCTCCATCCATTAGTTACACCCGAATAAACAAGACAAAAGTTTGCATACTGTGTTGATACTGTCATATCCGCAGAAATACCCATTATCTTTAGAGAGTTTGCGCCGATTGTTAAAGGGTACGAATTAAAAGTTCCCGCACAATCAGTAATTCCCACGATCGCTCCCGTTGCTGGTGCACCTGGCAGGGTAACAGTAAACGAACCTCCCGAAGTGTCGCACATGTATCCGTTTTGTGTAACAGCGTTTGTAGCACTATTAGCGTAATTCCAGGTCATACCTCCGGCGGCGGCCGGCCCTTGTGGGCCTGGTATTGGCATCCCGTCCTCACCAGCCTCGCCGTCGTTAGGCATATAAACCGATATGCCTATCGGACCAGTTGGGCCAGGTATCGTCGAAGCGGCCCCTGGCGGTCCTGGTATCGGCATGCCATCCTCACCGTCTTGCGGCTCCACTCCTGGGAAAATAGGAGCCGGAGAAGGTGTAGGTCCAGGCGGCCCCTGTGGTCCTGGTATCGGCATGCCATCCTCACCACGCTCGCCTTGATCGCCAGGAATAGTAGGCCCTATCGGTCCTATCGGTCCTGGTACGGTTGAGGCAGCCCCAACAGGTCCAGGAATAACCCACGCATCCTCACCAGGCTCGCCTTGATCGCCAGGAATGAGTTTACCTGGCGGGCCCGTAGCGCCGACAGAAACGGCCGTCCATGTAATCGTCGATGTATCTATAACGATAGGCGCGGCAGTTGAAAGGTACCATTGTGACAAAACCTGGGAGCCACCGGCCATAATCCATACGGTTGCACCCTGGACAGCCGTGCTATACATATCAGAGGTACGTTGAAGTACGGCACTAACTCCCGCGCTGCCCGCAACGAGAACGATATAAATACCGTTCTGCGTACCGGTGACCTGGTTTTTAAGCAAGATGCGATCGCCGACATTTACGCTTGTGCTATCAACGGAGAGTGCACCTGTGGCAGTAAGGGTAAATTGTTTAGAAGTAGAATTATAGGTGCCGGTAAGAGCTCCCGTCGTAGCAAGCCGGCAGGGCCCGAACGCTGAAAACGGACCAGCCAAGTTAGCTTCAACCGCGAGCTGCCACATACTGAGAGCAAAGGGCCAGTTACGATCTCCGGCATTGAACTTCAGTAATCCGGAAGTCGGCAGAAAATCACGCCATACGTTCAGCGCGACGTTTGTTTTGGCCGTTCCCTGGTACGGCGCCGTAAGCTGTATGCTGATGTTGTCCGTCGGGTTAGAGGCAACATAGTAAAAGGCGTTTTCGCCGTAAAACTGTACGACATTTCCCTGGTAAACATTGTTTATCAGCGTCGCGCCGGTACATGTTATGGTCGTGCCGCCGTTAGCTATGCTTGCCGCTGCTATCTGAAACTGCATTGTTTTGCGCTCCTATTATTTTATCAAGGGCAGCTTCCAGTTCTCCGTTGCGTTTTTTTAACGCCCTTATTTCTTCTTGCTGATTGAGTACCGCGGCCGAATATTCAACAAGAGTTTCAGCCATCACCTTTGTCCTGTTTACTTCAATGTCCGTTAATCCTTTTACTTGTAGCATCCTATTACCTCCTTCACTTATCTAAATGATTCAACGATTACGATACCGCCCGCGCCTGTGCCGCCGGCAGCTCCATTTTGGCCTTGACTACCGGCAGAGCCCCCCGAACCGACAGCATACGAATAAGTGCCCGATGGGCTGTCATACCAAATTTCTAAGAAGGCACCGGCCCCGCCTCCTCCTCCCGAGGTTCCTCCGTCGCCACCACCGCCGCCTCCGGACCCGTAGGTCGTGGCGTTATAACCGGCCGTCGAGGCCGTGCCGCCGCCGCTTCCTCCTCCTCCAAATGGCGAATTGGCGCCCGCACCGCCATAGCCGGAATCTATACCCATGTCGCCGTGGGCCCCGCTTTGTGTGAAGCCCCAGGTCCAGCCGCTTCCCGAAGGTGAGCCGCCCGCGCCGCCGACAGACGGAAGAGTGGTCGGGGCCGGAGCTCCACTTCCACCACCCGCCTTGGCCGAGGCAAAGGTCGAGCTTCCTCCGTTCCCGCCGCCGCTTACTCCACCACCGCCGCCTCCGGACCCGCCGCCGCCGCCGCCCACTATCCGGACATGGAGCGAGGCAGCTCCGGAAGGTACAGTATATGTGCCGCTTCCCGATGTATAAGCGGTCAATGTCGGGAAGGCTGGCTTGTTATCGACGTTCGGGTAAGTGACATGCAAATAAGTCGTGTCAATATATGTCGCGGTAATCTGCCCCGCGGTTATCTGTGAGGCATTTAGGTTTCCGGCATAGACATAACTTGCCGATATTTCCGTGGCCGTGATTGTGCCCGCCTTGATTTGCGAGGCTGTAATCGTGTTCGCTGCTATCTGCGTGGCTGTAATCGTTCCGGCCGCTATTTGTGTGGCTGTAATAGTGCCCGCCACAAGCCGATCACCGGTGATCGTACTGGCCGCGATCTCATTGGCCGTAATGGTTCCGGCAGCGATCTGCGCGGCCGTGATCGTATTCGCATATATATTGCCGCCAACGATCGTATTTGCTGCTATAAGATTGCCAGTTATCGTAGCGGCTGTAATGTTAGCACCGGTGATCGTAGCAAGCGCGATCGCACTTCCTGGTATAGAGGCTGCCACAATGTCGAGGCTCCCTACTACGCCGGCAAGCGTACCCGAGGCATTTGCGGTATAGCCGGATACGATGTGCATATAAGAACGGGCTTGAATCCTTACCGTGTACGTCGTTCCGACAACCCCTTGGAACGTCCATAGATTATGCACACAATGAACGACGGTAGGCCATGTAACCCCGCCATCCGTAGAAATATCTACCTCGAAGTCCATAACTTGCGGGTCGGGGTCCGTATCCCAGCTAATGTAAATATTCAACTTCGTGCCGGTGACCAGGAGATTTGTAGGAACAGAAGGCGGTATCGTTGAGCCAGTGCCGGAGCCGGTATTCTTTGCGTCAAGAATCGCCGGCGCTACGGACATGTTGCCGTTTTGGTTCTGTGCCCAAACCTTGACAATCACTTCCATGGCTGCGCCGTTGCTGCCGCCGTCTGCAAAGTTCTTTACATAAGAGTAAACATACCAGTTTGTCGTTACTTTCTCCTGGCGCCGGAGCGTTACACCGTCTGCGTTAAAAATCTCTACGACGTAATCCAGGAAATACGGGTCATATACAAATGTGCCAGCCGGCAAATTAGGGTCAAGCTCGACGGTAGTTATGTTACACCAGGTTAAGCCGAGATCTTGCGAAAGCCACTTATTGCCGTCGCCCTGGCTCCATATCTGCAAGCCTGTGATGTTAGGTGGGTAGTCTGCCGGACCAGGTTGATAGGGCGTTTCGGGAATATTCTGTGATTGTATCGCCGCCTGTAATTGCTTATAGCCGGACGCAAAATAACCGCGCATATTTTCCAATGCGCTCTGAACGTCTTTGAAATTTCTTATCTGTCCAATTACGGGGCCTTTATCGCTGCTCATACGGGAAGCTCCTCTAATTGGCCCGCCAAAAATACACCATACACTTGACCCTGGCCTGTAATGAGAAAGTCCACGGCATCGGTCAGCATCGGGTCTATCCGGAATGGCTGGTTATCAGCTACAACAACCGCGATCGTGTAGGGTATGTCCGGATAGATGATGGAAAGATTCACGGGATAGTTTTCAGCCAGCACCTTCCCGCATGTAAAGGACGTTTGCTTAAATCTGTTCCGCTTCGACAGGTAAGTATAATTCCGGTAGCTGCCCGCGGTATTTGAAAAGGCAATAATATTGCCCGTGCCTGGCGTGACGGCATAAGTCGTGAAGGAAAATTGAAGAGTGCATGACGTACTGCCCGCGAGATTATTTGCTACCACGCTCCATGTATAGGAAGTGTTCAACGTAAGGCCGGAATAGGCGTAGGTAGTGCCAGCCTGGCCGGAGCTTACCTTTACACCATTGAGGTACACATCATAGGTCGTCGCACCTAAAGAAGCTCCCCATACCAGCGTACCGGCCAAAGGTTGATTGATGGCATTGTTCGTCGGGAAATATAAAGAGAATGGACCTGGTGCGGCCGGTAAGCCCGTTGTGAAAGAAAAGATATTATTGCATGTCGTATTTCCGGCGCCGTTCGTCGCCACGACCTTCCAGTAATAGGTTGTGTTGTAAGATAGCCCGCTATAGCTGTAAGAGGTACCTGCTTGAGCTGCGCTTACCTTTGTCGTCGGCGGGTTATTCGTGTCCATATACACGTCATAGGTCGTCGCATTATCGGCGCTGTTCCATGTAAGCGTACCCGACAAGGACCGGCCGGTTGACCCGTTCGTGGGGTATGTTAGGTCGAATGACCCTGGCGGGGATGGCGGTACATAGGGAGTATAGTAAACGGTTATGGTGACAGCGGAGCATGACCAGTAATATGATATTTGATCGTCGCCGTTAAAGCAAAAAGTGTCAACACCGAAACCGCTACTGTTAATATCGTCAGCGGTCCAGGCGCCTCCCCACAGATCGGAAGAACTACCGTAAGAGATACCAGGGGCAAAGCCTACATTTGATTCCCAATTTGCAAAGTCAGCACCGGACTTCATTAAGCGGGCGTAGAAAGGCGATAGGTTTGACCACGCAAATGGATTGCTATATGTGACTACAATACCGTTGATCGTCGCGCCGGCAGGGATAGAAAAACCGAAACCCGTTTTTTGCTCATAATCCCACTCGAAGGGAGCAACGGAAACTCCCCAGCCGGTCGATACTGTTTTGCTTTGGTTCGCCATAATTTACTCTTGCAAAAAGAGAATACCCGCGGTTTTATCGTAGAAACCCGCCGTCGCGTAGAAATCCAGGTCGAATAAATCACCTGTCTTGAAATCATATACGAAGCCGCCATTGACGCCGCCGCTCGTATAAAAGGCGACATACTTCCCGTTCCAGTAAAAAGCCGAAATAGTGCTCGGGTTATAAAGTGCGTTCCACTGATCGCGTGTCATTATTTTTGCCGTCACAACCTCGCGCACTTGCGGGCCGATTACTACCAGGCCTTCCGGTGAAGGGTACGCAACCATCTCTCCGGCCTGGATAACACCGCGCTTTGACATACAGGAAAACCCTATATCCATTTTTTCCATGACCATGTTTGAGGGGTCGTTGCCGACAAGAAGATAGGGCTGTCCTTCTGTAAGAACAACGATCGTACTTCCAAAAGCGCCCAGGGCAATTATCGGCCGGTCCACGGCTTGCTGATAGCTCGCGGGCCAGGCGTGAGGATAATAGGGAACGGAAAGGCATACCAGGTTACCGACGAAACCGGCCAGCACTCCGTTAGGAAGCGAGATCAATCCCGCAAGGCCCGTCGGGGCCCCATCCCATTCCAGGCTCGGGAGCTCTTCGGCCAGGTCGGCATCGAGAATCGTATCAACATAGCTTGTGGTTCCGAAGGCCACTTCATCGACGTACTGATAGATCGCCGTGCCGGATGAGGTTTGGTTAAGCCTGTAAATCCTTACCGTCGTAACATTAAAGAGTGGGTCAAGCGCTCCGGCTGAAATGTTGGTGATCGTTATTGAGTTGCCATCATAGACGTCGATCTCATTCGACGCATACGAAGGCGGGCCCTCGTCACCATATCCATTCACATAGGTATAAACATAGGCTTTAGTTTCAAGCAGGGTCGGGTCCGTTCCGCTTGCCGTTCCGGTAATCACCGGCGCAGTGCTCGGCGCGGGCGGGCATGGCCAGCGGTATTGCATCGGATATTGAGTACCTCCACTCTTAAAGAGGTCCTTATCCGTAACCTTAAAAAGTCCGGACTCCGTGTAATACACCCTCGAATATGCGTCATTAGGCAACGGGGCCGTCACGGCGTCAACATCGGTTGTCCAGGCGAAAAAATACTCGTTGCTATCGTAGTTATTGTAATACCGGTAAAGCGATACAGTGCCCGCCTTCACAGCCGCTTGCATCACCGTGTCGGAAAGATAAGGCGTAACGCCGTACTCATCAAAACGGCAATCAATCGCTGCCTGGCTTTTACCGTCCGGTAAGAAGGCTGGGTCATGGATAGCCGGTACCTTCCCGCCGAATTTTGTAAGTTGAATGAGCATAATTTATTCTGTCTTTTCTCCTGTGGCCTCTTGCTTGCGTTCGGTTTTCATTTCCACTGCCGTCTTAATGCCCAGGTTACTCGTAAACTTATTAAGAAACACGCCGGCCTTCTGCATAGCACCAGGGATTGTCGTCGATTCAGCGAGTGCCCGAAAGATTAGATAATCTACCGCAGCCGGCACATACGACGCATCCAGCGGATACTCGTCGCTGGGGTCAACAATCTTATCCGGCATTTCTGCCTGGATGAGTTTCAGTTTTGGCATGGGGTTTGTAACGGCGATCGGCGGCACTGTGTAATAGTATTTAGGATTGCGGGAATCTATCATAGAGAACAAAACAACACTGCCAGGCGTGTATGTCTGCCAATCGGGAACAAGTGTGTCAACCGCTTCTTTTTTCAAAACGGGAACTGATGGGCCAGGCGTAAGGCCGTCGGTACCCATGTTGCAGATAATATCAAGAAGCTCGATAGCGTTATCGTCGAGCGATTGCACGGGCCCGCCCATGAGGGTAACTGTTTTAGTTACGGGATATGCCTCGGGTTTGTAATTGCAGATCTCATAGATGGCAAGGTTCAGATATGGTATCATCACGGAAGATGGCCATGTCTGCCCCGCTACGTCGTGAAGCTGCCTGTTGGCAAGCGCGAAAATGTCAGAACATAAAATAGTAGGCATACTCCCTCCCTGTTTAGAGGTAGTCGCCGCGCTTTACTCTCCTTGTATTTGGAATAAGGCTTATCCTCGCATCCAGCAAAGTATCAACTTCTCGATTTACAAGAACGGCCATATCTTTATCGGCCTCGGGAACTGATACGCCTTTCAAAATTATTCTAACAACACCCTCTCGGAACACTTCGTCAAAAAATCCGTTCCAGGGTATTATGTCTGTAGGAAAAGCAAAGTGCGACAAAGCGGCAAAATATCTGCCGGTAATTTTAACGCTTACAATGACCTTCGGCCGGATATAAAACGTCGTGCCGATGATCTTGTAAGAGTTCGGCCTGGGGCATGGAAGCTCCGAGGTATCTCCCCAAAGCCCGTACCATTCCCACCAGGAATACTCATCATGTTCATCATCATTGAGATAGCGCGGGCGCAGCTTCCGGACCCTGTAATCTGTCGTGTCAAGCGGCATGTCGGTGGGAACTATGAGAATATAAGCTCCCGCGGAAAGGCTCATGCCGGCCGTCGCAACAAGCGTCTGTGTTACGTTTCCTACCGTAAGCGACGTCGTGGAAGAGCCGATAACCTGTGCATAACTTCCAGGCACCGCGACGGTCGCTATATCCCATGATGCCAGGGTATCCGTGCCCGCCGATTGATTGACGTTTACCACCAATGCTCCGGTCGTCGAGTTATACGAAAACACCGTGCCGGCCATCCAATCCGTGTAAAGGTCCTGAGAGTTCGGCTTTTCTGCCAGTGCCACGAAATCAGAAGGCAGAGGGGCCGAGTAGCCCATGGCCGGTATTACCAGGTCCAGGTCACCGGATGCGATCAGATCTGAATGACGGTACAGGAGCCGCTTGTTAATCATGCTCTGTACCGAGTTTGCCGCCTGGTATATGGTAATCCCGCTTTGCTTCTCCATACGGCCAACACGCGGGAGTACGTCGATTGTCAAACCCGCCATTGTATAGGACATGGGTTACGCTCCTTGTTGTTCACCCGTAAACGCATCGTCAACCTGACGGGCTTTCGCTACTGCCGGCTTTGGTTTGGGAACGTACTGCCTAAAATTAGAATTGGCGACAAGATACTCCACGATCTCGTCCTTCTGTACCTCGCACACGTTCGCCTTCTTATCCCCGCCCGTCAATTCCGGATGCGGCTTAAACACATATCTCATCCCACCGATATGCTGCTCGGTAGGTCCATCTCTTTTGATAAGACATTCTATAAGCATCGTGCTTCCTCCTTCACGTTTTTAGAGAAAGAAGGGGCAAGGGGCACTTGCCCCCTATCTCTACTATTTACTTCACAAACCCGCTTAGACGTTTCCGAAATCGAACTCTACGCCCAGCGTGATATTTCCGGCCACGGCATTACCGACAGCCGCCGTAATACCAACGGCTATAATCCGATGGTAATTGCTTGTTCCCTGAGCCTGGAGATAAGCCAGGGCTGAATCGAATACACGGCCGCCGGCCCTGCCGATCGTTGATGCCGTGAGCATGTTCAAACCGGTAACAAGCGCCGGCACAACACCGGCATCCAGGCCAGGAACGGTAACGCCGCCGTCAGTGTAGCCACCGCCGACGTTGCTTGCCGATGCAACCTGGTGGTTGTAATAACTGTTCAAAATGCCGACGGCCAGGGTCATTGTATTACCGGTATCCAGCGCACCGGCTTCCAGGAAAAAGGCCACGGCGTTGCAAAGCGCGGGAAACGGAATCATAGCTATGATATTACCGTTCACCAAGGTTGCCGCGGCTATCGCGTAATTTCTAATATCCCATCTTGCCCCAGGAACAGGAGCCAGCGGGGGTTTAGTGTAAAGATCAGGCGCAATAGTTAAAGCCATAACATATCCTCCTTTTCAATTTGTACCGAGGGGCATTTCTACCCCGTGGGTTATGGTTTCGTTGCGGCTGTGTCAATAACGACCACGCCGAAGTCGATTCCGTTAAACGTCGCCTTCTTGAAACCCCAAATCGTATGAGTTGAAATAACGACGCGGTTATTGTTGTCGCGGCCTTCCTCAAACCAGCCGAACCGTAGGTCCTGGCCAGGTGAGCCAAAGGCGATTACGCCGGCCTGTAACCCCAGGAACAGGGCACGGGCCGCACCGACGTTAGCGCCGGCACCGTAATTACTGAACTGGATTACCGCCGGATGCTTCTGCAACACGACGTTATTCCAAATTCCCATGCCGCCCTTCATAAACTCGGATTCCTTGCCTATTGCCGTGGCGATCGCCTTCTGAATATCAGCCCAATCGTTTGTCGTGGTATTCCGGCGAAGGTTGTACGCTTGCCACTCGTTCATGATGCAGAGGAACATTTCTTCCCCGTCAATGTCGCACCGCTGGAGCTGCGGGGTTTCCGCGTAGGCCGGCCCGCCGCCGCCCATCATTCCGGCATAGGCTACCGCTTTGTCGATCGGGGCCGTTGTCATGGTATCCGTGGTTACCATGGTAGCCGAGGAAGTGGCTGCGCCGCCGTAAACGATATGCGCTGAATCCGGAGTAGTGAGGGAATTATTCGCAAACCCCGTATAGGTTGTCGGATACAGGAAGGCCCTGTCTGTATCCACACCGCGGGCGCCCGACAGGTACATGAAGATGAGCTCGTCGAATACCCGCGCCCACCAATCGGTTGACCTTGCTTTCGCAATCTTGCGAAGGTCGTGGAGAGTTCTCTTGCGGGTCATTCTGCCGCCGCAATCAGCGCCGCCGCGCATCTGATCGATGTAAACGACGTCTGTAAAGAACTCCAATTTTTCCTCTTTGCCGTGCAGTTCTTTATCGCCTTCTATCGGCTGCATATTGAGCTGCATGGACAAATCGTAAGTGATCTGCTCGCCGGCATCTAATTCCAGGTCCGTGAGCTGCTGGATAGGTCGAGTTGGTACCTCGCCCTTACTCATGTACTTTCGGGTAAAATAACCTTTTCTTCCGACGTCCACCGCGAGATTACCCGAGTATCTCTTGACGGCCTTGGCGTCGTTCATACCTACGATCGTCTGTGCCATAAGATAATCCTCCTTCTTTTATTGACCGTCCTGGGTCGGGTTCATTTAGTTATCCTGTAAATGGCTTTGGATTGCCCATTTCAACCTGTCGGCTGTGTTTAATATCAATGGACCTATCCGCAGCGATTTTCAGCACCACTTGACTTTTTCCCGCTTTTTCCACTAATATTACGGAGATGTTTTTTGCGGTTTCTGCCTTATTGTTTAGGTCAAAAATCAATTCATCCCCAACTCTTAAAATTTTGATGAGCGCCATGGCCCTATCCTCTCCGTCCTGGTCGTGAATCGTCGAGATATGCGTTTCTCATCCGTGCCGGCAATCTTGCCAGCGCTTCTTCGTAAGCCTCGCCGGTCAGCTTATCGAGTTCGTCAAAGGCGCCCGACGTTTCATTCACTGCCGACGCCGGTATGTCAGCGAGGGTTTGATCGTCTGGTAACTTAGCCGGCGGTTTCGCCGGTGGCGCCGCTGGGCCCGCCGGAGCTGCCGCTGCCGGCTTTATCCCAAAGGCATCCTTGACGGCCTTATCGGCCTCGATCAAGAGCTGCATACCGCTAAAATTCGCGTTTTTAGGGTCAGCACTGATCGTTGAAACGGCTTCCCTCAATGCACCCATGAGGGTCTTGCTCTTCAAGTTATGAACGAATTTGCCATCGGCCTTTTTATCTCCGAGGTATTCCGTCCTGGCATTGAGAAAGTATTGTTGCTCCTTCCTCCATACGAGATCTTCACGGGCTGCGTCACGGGCCGCCTGGCGCTGGTCCGTTATCGTATCCCTGATTTCGTCGCGCTGTTTGTTGTAATCCGCTCGTTGAATCTCGCCGGTATCCAATTTAGCCTCGAGATCATCGAGCTTTGCCTGGAGTTCAGCCGGCGGTTTATATTCAACCACGATCTCGGATGCTGAAATTACCGGCTCAAAGTCGAGCAAATCATCATCCGTGAGCTGGCCCGCCGGAGCTGGGGCCGGCGTAACCTCCACAGCCACAACCGCCGCAGCCTTCTCGGTCTTTAGCTGTTCGACGGTTATGCCCTTTGCCTTTGCCTCGTCCTCGAGGGCTTTAGCGTCGGCCGCTTCCTTTTCCGCTTTCAGCCGTAAGGCCTTAGCCTCTTCCGTTTCCTCACCCGCTGCGATCGCGGCAAGTTGCTCCGGAGTAAGCTCTGTCTTTTCGTCGTCACCGCCCCTGGCCGAATCCAGGATACCTTCGAGCTCATCTTTCGACAGGTCCTTCAATTCGTCGGCAGTGTAGCCGGCTTCGGCAAGGATCTTCCAATTCTCCAGGGTAACTTCCTGGTCCACTAAAACATCGGGAACTTCCTTAATTTCCTCTGCCATTTCCTATGACCTCCTTATTTCGTTGATGATCAGGGCAAAGAAAAAGGGCGGTAGTAGATGAGTAGGCACCTACTTGCCGCCCTTCGTCTTTCTATTCGTCGCTCTCAGACCGGCCGATCTTCAAGCAAACCCTGATTTTAACGTATTTAACTCGTACCTAATTCAACCAGCTTCGCAGCCTCGGCCTGATTCGTTTTATTCCGTTCAAGCTCCCTGGCCGCCCATGCCTTCGCTCGTTTCATGCGCTCGGGGTCAGCCTTCACGGCTTCCGCTCGCGCTATGGCCTCGGCATCGGCCCTGGCTTGCCAATCCTCTTCGCTGTAAGGAGCACTCAAAACACTCTTCCGCTTTTTTTTCTTTTTCTCTCCCGTGATTCTCATAGGGCACCTTCCTACGAAATCGTAACGGTCAGCAACTTACCGCCGGAGCCGCCGAGATAGAGGTAATTGCCATATAGTGTCAGGTCTATGACATTACCTCCGATGTTGCACAGCTTCGTTAAAGTTGCCGATGCGATTGCATATTTATAAACATTCCCCTGGTTGGTTCCCATGTAGAGATTGCCGAGCGTGTCACTGATAACGCCCAAAACCTCTTCATTCAACATTCGTAATACTGCTATGGTTCCCGCTGTCATATCCGTTACCTCCCTTGTTTAGGTTAGTGGTATTCTCCTTAATACCGCCTGTGTAATTAAAATCCTTATGATAGGATATAATAAAATGCAAAAGGAGCAGCCTCATGTTAATGCGTACCTCCCCAGCACAATGTGAAGTAATTTGTCCTGTGTGTAAAAAAATTCATTATGCGCTGCCTCACGAAATCGCCAGGGGCGAGAGGGTGAATTGCAGTAGAACTTGTGCAAAAACAAAATCCATAGATGAAAAGTTTTGGCAAAAAGTTGATAAAACCAATTCTTGTTGGCTGTGGAAAGGTGGTAAGGATATTTATGGATACGGGCGCCTTCGGGTTCCTGGACATAATCTGTTGGCCCACCGCATATCGTATGAACTTCACCATGGCCCCATACCAAAAGAAATGCTCATTCTTCATAAATGCGATAACCCGCCCTGCGTTAATCCCGCTCACCTGTTTTTGGGAACACAGGAAACCAATAATAAAGATGCCAAGTCTAAAGGAAGAAGTCGGGGTCGCTTTTCTCATAAGTCACCACTGAACAAGGCGATGTAGCACAAACCCTTCAGCATAATGGCCATCACCAGGTATAAGCGAGCCGAAAAATTTATTCTGTGCTACCATGATCTCCATAAACTTCGGCCGGCGTACCATCTGTGACGCAAACACTGAAACCAGTTTTTTCTTCTCTTCAATATCGATAACCCTCAAGTAATTCGGATAAAACGAGTGCGAAGTAGTTACCAAATATTTCAAGACTGTTATCTCTACTCTGCGGGATACCGCAAAGCCTACCGTCGAGGCCCTATGATGGTCCTGGTGATAATCCTTCTCGAATGGAAAATAGAGGACTGTAGGTTTATAATCATCAAGCTCCTTGACTAAACTTTCAATATCGTCCGTATGGTTAAACAGCCGCATTTCCGCTTTCAGCATAATTTGAGAAGCCCGTTGCTCCCCTTTTCTTACGCTCGCCCGCGCTGTAATCTCTTCATCAGCCTTCAAGATTGCCAGCAACATATTATCGCCGGCGTCACGGTGTTTCAGCAACGAGCCTCCGCAGCCGATCTCAATGTCGTCGATGTGGCTGCCGATTGCGAGCACTCTTTCCACGGTACATACTCCCCATCTTTTGCGTAATACTTGAATCTTATCCCGTTACGTCGAAACTGGTTTTTCATCTTTTCGCTTTCTTCCGTCACGGGCCCGTCGATCGTTCTTCTTAAAACATCAAAAACAGTTTCACCAGCTCTCCACGTTATTGCGGCAAAATCAGCGGCAACAGGGTATTTATCCTCTTCAATTATCTTGACCGGAATACCCGCTGCAAAGCAGCCGGCCGGTAAATCTCGGTTGATTAAGGACCGTGCACCCACAACCACGTTATCCCCGATCGTCACGCCTGGATTAACCCATGCGCTCGGCAACCATACGCGGCTGCCTATTTTCACCGGCGCCCACTGTGCCGGAAATCCGTAGTCGATAGGAAGATAAGCGCCGTGAGTGAATATCTTTGTTTCGATACCCAGGCCCACTTCGTCACCGATCGTAACTCCCCTGGCAATATTGATCTGCCCGTTCCATCCCAGGTGCAGCCAGCATCCGGCATTGAGGAAAGCGCACTCGTCAAAACAGGACCCGCCGCCTATCCAGGCGCCGTGATCGAGATATGATTCCGTGCCCAGGACCACCCTGTATCCTTCTATGCGGGCTCCGGACCGGATTATGGACCGGTCACCGATACGCCCTTCCTTCACGTTTACAATGGCCCCTGGCTCAATCGTTACATCTTCGCCAATCTCAAACATTAGAAGCTCCCATCAATCCAATCTTTCCTATCTTCCTCGGTGATCTTGCCCTCATCAGCCCACCGGTTTACCACTTCATTCCACTTATCGGGTCGCGGGAAATAACGGCCGTTGTACGGCGCGACGACGCCGGAATCCCTGGCGTTCATCAGCGTAATACATGTTTCGTTTTTATCCTCGAGCCTTGATCTGAACCTTGTGTCTATGACCGCATCGTAATTGACGGTAAATTTCTTTTGCATGATGCCCAGGCTCAAGTGGTCCGGCTCGCACATGAAGGTGAAGTCCGGCCCTACAATCTCTTCCAGCGGGTAGCCGATCTGATTAGGTATCGCAATCAGATCATGGAAGAAGGCATAACCGCCTGGTACTATCCATTTTGAGAAATTCTGCCAATCCGCTAATACCGCTTCCTTCGCGTGGTCGCCGTCAACCATGAGCATATCAATAGGCTTATCCCAGGTAGGCCCGATAACCTGGCTGCTATCGTGATAGAAGGTAATGAGATCTTCCAAACCGAGCTCTTTGAGCTCATCTATGAAATGGAAATAAGGAAGCGTGGCAACCTTGCCATCCCGTTCCATCGGGTCGCCCCACCAAAAATTATCTATCCCGTATAGATGCCCCTCGGGCTCCGGATAATAGGTGTTGTGTTTCAATCCCCACAGCATGCAGATGGTAGAGCCGGCGCAGCCCACTTCGACAATCACCTTCGGCCTGATCGCCCGCACAAATCCGTACAATAGCCATCCGAGCCCTATTGTCCTGTTTTCCCCGCCATGCCTCTTTTCGCCCTTGAACTCGTACCACATGTGCCTGTGGACCTCGCATGAGCTCGGGCCAAACATGGCCGAGGAATCATACCTGGTCACCAGGTCGTCCGACATGAATCGCTCGAATACTCTCTCATCCGGCACTTTGCTTGGCTTCATTCGCCCTCCTGGTTGCATCAGCTATTTTTGCATGCGCCACAATCTGCCAAATATCGGGCACTATCTCGCCTTCTATAAGCATCGTGCCCGTTTGAATAAACGGCACAATCCAAAGCGGGTTAAATGCTTCCTTCAATTCATTAACTGTCCAATCGTGCAAGTGCTTTCCGTACGGGTTTTCCTCCCACTCTTCCGGAAGCTGGAGATAGCCGTGTGACCATCTTTTGCCTTCAAACTCCATGGGAAGCGCCGCCCATATAAAACAGCACTTCGTTTTAAGTGCATTAACAACCTCGATCGCTTCTTCCTTCGTCATGTGCTCGAGCACGTCACCCATGATTATGACGTCGTAGTTTTTAATGTCCTGGTAGATCTGCCGAATATCCGCGACGGTTATGTTGTTGTATATCTTGTCTATGCCATACCGTTTGATATACTCGGGAAATACCTCAACAGCATCGACAATAATCTCCGGAACTTCGCCCCACCAGGCGCTTGTCGTGAATTGCCGTAGGAACTCCGGCGTGGTAATCTGCCGTATGAGTATCCCGTAAAGGCCGGCGCCGCAGCCTATGTCAAGGTACCTCGTATATTTATAAAGGGTCGCAAAGTTCTTTATCCAATCAACAAAGAGGTCCTTACCCTCTGCCGAGCTTAATGCCATGTCACTTCCTCTTTACCAGCATGTGCGGGTGAAACACCGCGTACCATTGGCCGTCTATCTCATGCAGCCGGAAATACTCGGGAGCATGACCAAAGTGTAAGCACCGCGCTTTCTTCGTTTCCTCATCGTTCGGCGGTTTCCCGTTTTCAAACCTTACGACAAAGCCGCCCAGGTCACCGTTCCAGCCGACGATCTCACCATCCAGGCCGGTACCAGGTATCTTGTATTCTTCAACCTGGCCGCGTATCGATTCGCACATTTCGTAATGGTAGGCCCGCACCTTATCGCCAGGCCGTAGAATATGAACGCTTCTGTTTGCCTGGGCCATCTGATCTTCAAGTTTCGGGATAAGGCCCTTCGCTATCGATTCTTTTCTTACGAACTCCGGTACAATCTCTTCCCATAGCCGGTACTCTCTTTTCATCCACCACTCGAGGCAAAGGGCTTCCCATTCAGTAATGATAAGCTGTTTCTCGAAGTTGTGAGATACCGTGCCGGCACAATGATGTTTCAAGTACGCTTCGGCCTCTGACGGTCCGACGAACTGGTAATCTTGCGGCGGGGCCCCGATCGCTTGCCAATCCGGTATCAATACCGTACCACCTGGCACCCTGGCACATTCATACTGATTGGAAAGCCGGTAATAGAGCCAGCTCCCCGTGTCATGGCCATAGGCCGGCACTTGATGGTTAATCCCGCCTGGAATATCCAGGCCGTTGGTAAAGCCACGCATTTCGCTGAACGGACCAAACATGCCTTGCTCTATCAGATCTTTCCAATGCTCTTGATTAAAGCGTTCCCTGTATCCCTCGCCTTTCACAAAGACGGTTTCCCTGTTATTCCGGATTTCCTCGGCTATCATCCGGAGTATCCGCATATTGAGAAGCGTCCAGCTCGGATTGATATAATGCCTTTCGGGCCAGTACCAGCCCACCATGGCCGTGCCTTCGTCCTGGACGAATGACGCATACCAATCGAGCCAGCCGTCACGGACCGGCGTAACATCGGATTCCGTCGCAAACATGTACGGCGTTTCGATAAACTGGACAGCGTAATCAATGGCCGAGGCATGGGAAGTATAATACCGGCCATCGGTGACTTGCTTCCCCTGGGGTATTACCTTCACGCCTTCACCGAGCGCTGTTTCAGTTATTGCCTTTATGGTTTCGCCGCGGCCGTAGGTACAGTTATCAATGACCATGATCTCGAGATCTCGGTCGTTCTTGAACTCCTTGAAAGCCGCCACGCAAATCTGTATCCATACCGGCGTATGACAATAGGGTATAACTGCGGTCGCGTATTTAGTCATAGGTGGCCCATTCCTTCCATTTGTTCAGTATGAAGTCCGGCCAGGGATAATCTACCTTGACCGCGCTTCCCATATTCTGCGGGCTCGAAAACCATTTAGGGGCCTGTGTACGGGGATTGAACGGCGTCTTTTCCTCGAACACGTCGCCGTCGCTTCTCCAAAAGTTCCAGGACTTCGGGCCAAACATTCTATGCAGATGTATATTACAGATGCCATCGACGCAAAGCAGCGGCGAGGGGTCATTTGTCGGCACGTTATGGAACTGCCCGCCCTCGCGGTCCGGATACCTCACGCGGCAGCTTGCCCGCCAAAACTTGTAATGAGGGTCAACCCACATGCGCCCGCCGTACTCGATGAGATCTCCGCGCCAACCGCTCTTATACTCCGGCGTGATGAAGCGGTCCGAAGCATAGAAAAAACCGTTAATGCCTGTAAGGTCCGTCGCCAGTATCGTTTCAAACAGGTGCGGCGTGAATATATCGTCGGCGTCGCACTGCAATATCCACTCCGGACTAAACACTTCCTCGCAGCGTTCGATCGCCTTATTCCGGTACTTTGGCTCGTTGTAGCCCATGCTGAAACGCGGCAGCGGATTAAACTCTTGCTCGATCACCAGGGGAATCTTATCGCCTACGGTCACTTTAATAATCTCGATCGTATCATCCGTGCATCCCTGGTCCTGGACATATACGACGCTGACATAGGGCAGAAGGCTCTTGAGGGCCATATCGACATAGTAGGCCTCGATGCCTTCGGAAGATTTCAAACACATGCAGACGGCTATGTTCATGCGTCCTCCTTCTTTATGACCTTCATAAAGAAAGGAAGGCGATAAAAGTATCCTGGATAGGCCATTTGCATTACCTTGTCGTTATACAGCTTTATAAACTTGTGACGTTCTTCGACCGTCAAATGCTGTAGGTAAAACTTGTTTTGACCGATATAGATTTTGTAATTTTTATCAGTCGGTTCTACTTTCACCCCAGCCTCTACTCGCCTAAACATTTCTGCCGGTGAGATACTCCCACAATAAGAGCATGTTCCGTCCTGGTTATCCCAGCTATCGGGTGGCTCTGTAATTTGATAGGGCGCTTCGCTTCTTCTTGGACAATTCATTTCTCCATCCACCATACCCTTTCGCGTACGGTCATGGCCTTGTCCGGAAACTTCACCAGCTTGTCAAACACTGCCTTAATCACGTTGCGGCCGTCGTCGCAGTTGAAATCAAAATCATGGCCGGCGATAATCCCGCCGTTCTTTACCCGCGGATACCAGGCGGCAATATCGGCACATACGTCTTTGTACCGGTGCGCTCCGTCCAGGTAAAGGAAGTCAACCGGATGCTCAAACGTCTTTCCGGTGGTTACGCTATCGGCCTGGATATACTGGACATGCCCGCCGACATTGAGCTTTGCCATCCATCTTTTCGTATTGTCCAGGTTCCAGTTGCCGTAACTTTCGTACTTCTCGTTTTGCGAGTAGTTATCAACCGTATAAAGTATAGAGCCCTTGCCGGCTACTGCATCGGCCAACACTGCCGTCACGCGGCCGGCGCCGGTGCCGATCTCGACCAGGGTACTCCCTGGTAATAGTTTCGATGCCAGTTCAAAAAGAACGTAACACTCTATCCGCGTAGTCGTGCTCGGTATGTCGAATATGTTTTCTTGCATGGTTAGAATCCTCCTACTTCCTTTGCCGCGTTCACCACGCGGTCCGGTGTTAAAAGTTTCATACACTTTGTCTGCTCGCCAGCTTTGCTTATGCACGGGTGCGTATCCCAGCATGGAATACAATAGAGCTCGCCCTGGGGATAAAGCGCATGGACCGTCGAGTAATACGATATGCGGGTCCTCGGGTTTATGTTCCCGAATAGGGCCAGCGTTTTCTTCTTGAGTGCCGCGGCAATATGAAGAGTGCCGGTATCCGGCGTAATCACCAGGCTGGCCAGGGAGCAAAGCGCGATCATTTCCTCCGTGTTTGTCTTGTCAATGACATTGACGACGCCTGGTACGCTGATATTCTTTACTACCTCATGGTTCCAGTTCTGCGAGGTTCCCATTAAGACCACAGGCATGCCGCCGGTCAGCTTCACCAGCTTTTTACAAAGCGGCACAAGATATTTTATGATTATCGCCCGTGCCGAGGCTCCCATGGAGCCGTTCACCAGGATAAAACCGCCCTTCTCGTAGGGATATATCTCTTTCAATAGCGTCGGCGGTACGGTTACCTTTGGAATCAAAAACCGTTTCCGTGCAGGGGCTACTCCTAACAGTTCGTCGAAGGCATCCGAGCGGTCCTTCGTCGTGTAGGTAGCCCAATCAGATTTGCAGATAGAGCCCATTTCTTTAGGCTCAACCGCAAACCGCAGATCTCTAACCCGTTCAAACTCGTACCGGCCGAGATCTTCAATCGAGATCACGTTGCCTATGTCCAGGGCCTTTAGAAAAGCCATGTTCTCCGGTATCGTTGCCAGCGTAAGCAGCTCGCCACGCCGTTTCAGTTCACGCAATCCCGAGGACAGCATAAGCAGATCGCCCACCCCGCCCATCCGGATTACCACCGTGCCCGCCATTTTCTTCTTCCGTTTAATGTTCTTGATCTCATAGATTTTCGTCATGGCCGCTTCGCCCTGGGGTTCAATCTTGTCAGAGCACGGCAGACACATGACCTTGTTAATGCCTTTCGGGCAGCTAAAGAACTCCCTCGCCGCCTTCGTGGGCAGCTTCAATTCCTCTCCTGTAGAATTTATAAGGGAAATCGCCACTACTGTTGTACCTCCTCTTTTTTATTATCCCCGCCTCCTGGCGAGGCTTCTGCTTCTTTAATCAGCTTGTCGGCAGCCGCAACCGCCGCGGGATTGGCCAAAAGTGCCGTCGCTGTTTCCACAGCCTTCAAGAAGCCGTCGAGCTTCTTTTCCACGGCATCGATCTTTGTCTTAAATGCCTTCGCCTGTTCGGCGTCCACTTTAGCCTGAGCCATCTGTAGGTTGAGCTGGGCCAGGGCCGTTTGCATCTGTTTTATGGCCTCTTGCTCTGCCTGGGCTTTTTCTTTCTGTTGCTTCAAGGCCTCGCGTTCCTCTTTGGTCATTTCATCTTCCGGAGCGTGCATCTTGTTAATGTCGCGGATACGGGCAACCATTTCGTCTTGATGCTCGAAGTCGTCCATGAAGTCCACAACCAGGTCGAGTAATTTGATAGCTACTTCCGGCATAGCCTTACTCAAGTTCATTATCATTTCACTCAGCTTATCCATCTGCGCGAGCCGGATAGTTTCGCGGAAGTCCTGTTTGCCGATATAGAAATCAGCCTTTGATTCCGTGATGCTGTTCTCAAATGTTCTCGTTTCCGGATTCCACTTATTTGCCTCGACAAACTCATCCTTCGATTCGTCGCCGGTTACGCGGAACTCTTCCTGTTTGTCTTTGAATTGCTCGATCAGCGAGTTAAGGACCTCTCCCTCGAGCTGGAAGCCGAAGTAGTAATTGTCAAACACCACGCCGGAAGTCGTAAGCCCCTGGGATTCGCGGGCCTGGATTGCCTTGCCGGATATTGCATTGGTTTCATGGCCCAGGTTCTCTTCGGTAGTGCCGGCAGCGATATTCTGAATGAATCGCTCGTCGTCACGGGCCAGCTCGACATGTTCCTTGGCTAACTGTTCCTGGGTAATAACCTCAAACTTCTTACCAGGGTTAGTGTCCACCCATCCGTCGGGCCTATGCAGCTCTTCGGATGCCTCGTTCTTATTATCAACCGCGCCTTTCTCGGCGATAACTTGCTTTGCCGTCAGCAAGAACAGTGACCTACTGCGCCTCTTGTTCAGATCGTCTTGCGGGTCGCGTATATCCCGAATGACGCCGTAGGGCATGCCGTCGCGCTGGCGGCGGTAACAGAAGAAAGGAATAAAGGGGAATCGGTCGTGATTATAGGGGCTGAGGCTATCTTGTAAGAACGTCTTGCCTACCCAAATGGCATGACGTATAACCATCTTCAATGTTTCGTACGTCGTGAAGTATTTACCTTCGACCAGGTATTTGTGCTCTTCCCACTCCGGCCGGTAGATTGCGCCGTCCAGGGCCCCGTAGGGCGTGTCCTCGTCACGCATCTGCATGATCTTCACTCGCTGCGGCATCCGGTACCAGCCCTCGATCAGCTTTACCCGCTGCCGCGCGCCATCCCAGGGCCCGCCGTAGAAGATAGAAAGATCACTTTCCATATCAAACTCCGACGCATAATCGGTGATAACCACGTCGTCGGGAAGATACGGATACATACTATTGACTGATTCGGCCTGGACCTTTATGCGTTCGCCACGCTCGGGAAACAGACCAATGGCCACGTCCAGGTCAACCCACTTTTCGCGGAAGAGGAATCGCTGATCGCGGCCGTCCGGCTCGCGGCATAGGTGGTCAAACCAAATATTACGCCAGGTTTCACGCCGGATGAATATGGGCTCATCCCATTTCACGTTACGGGCTCCCACTTCTATCCATCCCAGGCCGGCCTTGACGCAATCCTCAAAGGCAAGGGACCGCATATACTCGCCCTTATTGACGTCGTTGATGTACTTAAACATCTTCGTCTTGATCTTCGCGGATTGAGCGCCCTTCTTCTTTCGGGGCAGTATGCGGTAGTCTATGCGGGATTTGCGCTCGGTGCCGAGCAGCCAGTTGATTGTGTTCTTTGTGACGTTATAGACAAGGGGGGCCTGGTTGCGGTTAAGTAAGATGTTGAGATCTTCGGGCGTGTATTGGATACCGTCGTAGAAATCCTCGTCGGTAGCCATTTCCGTGCGGTTGTCGGCCTGTGCTATCCTGGCCTGGCGCCGCCACTGCATGAGCTTTCGTAACCGCTCCTGGGCCTCGTCCTGGTCCAGTGGGTTATCTTTCTTCTCCCAAACCTCAATGCCTTCGATCTCTTTTTTGCGTTCGCCCTGGGCGATTCCGGTCCGTTGGGTTTTTACATTATCGAGAGTAGAGGCCATAAAAAAACCGCTCCTGTCGTGGCATAAGCCACAAAAACAGGAACGGCGCTTACTCGGCGGGAGAGCTTTCCGTTGTCCTGGACTGTGTTACTTCAATTTCATCTTCACATTTTTTTCAGCTCCGGCAAAACCGCCTTCGTTGAAATGTAAAACGATCTGACCGGTAAAACAAGGTTCTATTTGGACATGCTCTACACCAGCTCGGGTATGAATGTCAATAGAATTTTTTTGACGGCCCAAAACGAAAGTCAAACCATTAAGCATTTCGCGGCCTTCCGGCGCAAGATTTTTTGTCATAGCTCAAAACATTCCCATAGCATCCACCACACCACGAGTATAGGGATAATAAAGTTATAGATAAACTCCTCTTCCGTCACGCACTCCCCTCCGTTTCGCTGTGCTCGGTAATCAGTTCAGTATCCGTAATCCTAACCTCGCTGGTGCCGATCTTCGTAGTGCCTTCGTACATCGTGGCCTCGCCGGCTACCTGGCCCTTCTCCGGTTCCAGCGGCGCCATGTTCTTTAGCTCGTCAAGTCCGTCCTGGATGAACATTAAGAGCTGGGCCATGGAATCACCGGAAACCGTGATCTCGAATATCTGCAAACAGAGGGACAGGTTAAACACCAGGCACAGGAGCATCTTGTTTCGCATGGCTGACTTCATGGCGAAGTCCGCGGCCCGCATGGCTATCTGTAGTTGCCACGTTTCCAGGCCTATCTCATCCCATGCCAGGGCGTTACTCTTCGGAGTGATCTTCTTCCGGACCCGTAGGTTGATGAAGCGCTCATTGATCGCCTTTATTATTTCGTTGAAATCGCGCTGGTCGGCGTCGATTGCATCTTGGTTATCCTTCGGCTCGATGTATTTCCACATGGCTTCCTGTGGTATATGGAAACTGCGGCCTTTCATGCGCTCATTGAGAATCACCATTGTCGGCTCGTAGACTACGGGCACCTTGTTACGGTCGGCTATGTGATGGTACTCTCGGCTTAAACCGCCTAATTGATACAACATAAAGCAATTCCCTCCTTCACGTTTTCGTTATTAACCATGACAACAACAACATTATGACCACCCACACGGCGTAGCACCATTCGAGGACCCTGTTCGTCGAATAGTCTTTGTTAGTCTTCATGGGCTGCCTCCGGCTTAAACCCAAACTTCACGGTATCCTTATGGAACTCGCGGCGCAAACCGCCGAGCTGGAAGTAGTAGATGCTCATGGCTTGACCCCCTCCCCCCTCCTGGATTCCTACTTCTTCAAATCGGCCACGCCGGCTTTAACGTCCTCGGCCACTTTGGCCGCCGCATCCCCTACATCTGCCGCTACGGCCTTCCCCTCGGCTACCGTCTTTGGATTGTTTCGCCAAATGAAATAACAGATCACCGCGATTACCAACAACGCACCTATCACAAATAATGCTTTCTCCATTCTCAGTCCTCCTTTTTGACTTTTGCTATACCGGTTATTATTCAACCTCCATCCGCTTCTGAAAATACTTCCATGGCCTCTTCGTCTGTCAGCGCCTTCGGCCACCGGACCACACCATCTTTACATGCAGCATGGCCGCGCTCGAATATGCAGATCGCACTCGCCCTCAAGTTCGGGGTAATGTCCTTGCTCTTCCCCAGCTAGAGCTTCGCGCCACAGTATTTGCATGTCGCGTCAGCTTTCATCCCGACCTCCAGGAGCCCTTCGGTTTGTGAGCCCGCCAATTCGAGCCGACATGCTTCGGCGCAACCTTCGGCGTATCTATCCATGCCATGATCACCGCGTCGCCATCATCAACCGATCGGCCCAGGCGTTTTTCAATATCGACCTTCGGCTCAACCAGGATGCCGCTTGACGTCAACTTCCACCTGGGAGCACACAGATCTGCTTTGAGTTTCGGGTCCGGCGGCAGCGCGACCGGTGGTTGATAGTCTTTATGCCTGGGGTCCAGGTTCGCATTGAAGAGAGGGTCAAGGGCTTCTCGAAACCGCCACCACATAAGCGAGCGCCAGTTCCGGAAGGACAGCCGGTCCGAGGCTTTGTCTTTCTGCCCTTCCAGGTTTTCGTTCGATGCACTGTTAATAGGGATTGCCTGGACGTTGTTCGATACCAGGTGATCGTATGGAGAACCGCCGACGCCGATAACATCGATATGGACCGGAGCGCCGTCTTGCACAACCGATATGATCAAGCCGGCCGTGATTGCCCCGTTAGGAGTTTCGGACCCAGGAAACTTCTTGAGCTCGGGATACCAGGTGCCATACCGCGTAGCAATTACCGTGTTGGCACTGCCGCCCCTGGCCACATCAACACCGGCAGACGTCATGTAACCCTTCTTACCGTCGGGCGTCCAGCGTTTCATGGCCTCTTCTACCCATGACGTCGGGATGATCTGCCAAACGTCGTCGGATACGCCGGCCTGGAAATCGCCGCGGAGCATTTGAGATCTCAATGGTTCCGGAAGCGCCTGGAGCTGTGACATGTAGCCGGTGGCCATCAAGAAAGGATTGTCGGTTACTTTGGAAGGAATGAATGTACGGGATTTTGGGGTTATGAGCTCGCCGTTATGATCAAACGGCGTACTGTCCTCAACTTCCTGGTCCTTACCGTCGATCGTTGAAAACCACCGGAGCTCGCCAGGTGCGGCGGGGTTTGGATGCTGCGGGTCCAACCATGGCGCCCAAAACTCAATAACCCATCGACCTTCTGCGGCCGTCGGCGGGTTACCGGTGCATACCACGCGGCAGCGCTGCCCTGGTTTCGTCGTACGGTTCCAGCCGATGAGGAAGCGGAATTGGCTATAGAGGAAATGTGTAATTTCATCAAAGCCTACAAGATCGTACGGGCGGCCCTGGTAAGCAATCTCGTCACCTGCATCCTTGCAAGAGCCGAATTGTATCAGCCGGCCGCCGCGACGAAGTGTATGCTTGGTATCATTCCAGCCCTTTTTCGAGTTGAGCATGTCGTAGATAAGCCGCTGCGTGAGCCCTTCGAGCTGTGTAGATTCACGCCGGTAGATAACTGAAAGCGTATGTTTCGTAAGGCCCAGGCCCAGGAGCAGATCTGATTTAGCGCCGCCGGCAGCCCCGCCATAGTAAAGAATATCGGCCGCGCTTTCATACGCGAGGCTTTGCTGGCCAGGCAGCGGGCCCCAATCCGGCACTATATCGTCGAGGACCTGGTGAAGCTCAATCTTTGTCTGTGGCGTCAGGTACGAGATCAATCGCGTTATCTCCGCTATCGATTCCGTTCCCAGCATTTGTGTTTGCATTAAGTTTATCCTGTATGAGTTTTGCCACCTGGGGATTACTTAACAATAGATGCGCGGCCCGTGCAAACTTCACGGCCAGCTCCATGTCGCTTTTCAACTGGACCGGCTGCGGGTTTCCATTCGCATCCGGATTAAGGACCATGCCCATCTTCTCTTTGTAGAGATCGGCCATAGCTAAAGCTGTTTTAAGATTTTGGGGATTTCCTCGGACCGCGGATTTCACCAGGGCGCTTACCATGGGCCCCTGGCTCATACGAACAAAACGCTGGCTCTCGCTTTTGTAATGGCACATAAATTTTTTATCATGCGCCAAGCGGTAGTAAGTTCTTCTGTTTATTTTTGCCAGTACACAGATCTCAGTTACCGGTTTGAACCTATGCTCCGGATTCAAAAGAACTTCCAGGAGCTTTCGCCCCGCTGGATTTGGTCTGTACGTTGTGGCTTCGTGCGTATCTGTTTTTTCTACGATTTCTGCCGTATCAATGCTCATGGCCATATCTTTTTTCTCATCCTCGTCAATCCTCGAGCGGCGAATTTTCGTCAAACTCGCTCGTAGAGCCTATTTCGAGTATATCCGGCACTTCTGCGCCTCGTTTTGTCCAATTCCAGTTAAGATTTAAGAGCGCTGCGAAGTCTTTAACGTCGTGATCTATGGTCTTTTGGCCTAATAGTGGAATGTGCATCAGTTCATGTAATACCAAAATAACAAGTTGCGGTTTGGAAAGGTAATCAATATTCGCTCGATAAACAACAATGCAGTATTTTTTGTCGGTAAAGAATTGGATGGGTAGATCTTGTAAGCTGTAGCAACGTGCGAGAGCTTTTGGCGTGAGTTCAAGTTCGTCGAGAAAGAGTATTTCTTTGACATTGATATGCCCTACCCTGTCGATACGTTCTATAAGTTTTTGAGCTATCTCTAAAAGCTCCTGTGATTCTCTAAATTCTGCCATGTGTCGCTCTTGGCTCGCAGTGAATACAAAGTCCTGTGTCCTGGTTAAGAATGTTCTTACCGACGGTCCTGGTGCATTGAGGGCACTTCATTGTTATGATGCCTGGATTACAAAAACAGCATACGCCGTTTTCAACAAGGGTATGGTCATAGAATTTATTACACTTACCACACTGTGCTTTTATTGTGACGTCATGGTTCTCTGCCGGTATAATGCCTTTCAAAACACTACCCAGGCTTTCGAGTGCCTTCTTATCTTCCTCGGGGCTGCCTTTATCGTCTTTATGCTCTTCCTGGTATTCGCGTTCGTTGTAATTGCCATTCTCTTTCGATAGAATATCGTCCAGGTACTTATACATGTTTATGATTGGCTTCTTTGAATTTACGACGGCTTCAAGTGTGTGTAAAAGCGCATCACGATTTGTTCCATCATGGAAGTGTCCTTCTGCCCAATTAGTAGCATGCTTTACCTGGACCCGATTGGTTATCTTTTGCATGATCTTTCCAATCACTATTCCATACTGTGTGAGGAAGGCATTAAACTCTCCTTTTTCGGTCTTTTTCTTTTCCCGTTCGGGTAATCCCTCCCCTTTGCTTTTCTTTAGTTTAGTATCCTTTAGTTTAGTATGTGTATTATCCGGCTCTTTTTGAGAAGGAAACTCGGTTATTGCCACGTTATCCCCACCAGAAACCGCATTACCCGCTCGGTTATTGGCATAAAGCGCCCGTATTTCATTTATAGTGATGATGGGATTTTTCCTGTCTTTGTACGCATCCTTAATAGAATCAAGAAAATCCTCGCTTGCGATTACCCTCTTTTCTCGCCATAAAGGGGCGTCGATCTTGCCCGTCGTTGCCATCATGTCGAGCATATCCATACCCATATTTTCGTCCTTACATTTCACCCTGGCAAAGAAATACATGCGGTCCGAGGCATCCCCAATACATATATGATGGTCCGGCTGCTTTGCGAGAAACCGGAACAGATTAGTAAAGAAACCTATGCCGGCCAGCTCATACTTCGATTCCAGGACAAAAAGGGTTCTTCCGTCCTTTACAATGAAGGGAAAATAGTCCACGTCTTTACGCTCGGGTCTTGCCATGCTATTCCCCCCCCTTCGGCATAATTTCTGTGCCAGCCTTGTATAAATATTCGAGGGTTCCTTTTGCACACAGGGCAAAACATATTTTTTCTAAATCCCCCACAAAACATGAGTATCGAAGCTCCAAAAGTAATGATTGCTCCCATTCTGCCCGCTGATCTCGTTCAATCCCGTGGCAATTATCACACAGGGTTACAAGGTCAACTTCGTTATACTCCCAGGGGTCCAGGCCACTTTTATAAAAACGGTGGTGTACGTTAAGTGTCTGTGTTGTATCGCCACAGGCCTGGCACGTCCACTTATCACGCTCGAAAATTTCCAGGCGTTTCTTCTGCCATCGTGGGTCTTTCAGCTTCTCCGCATAGGTTTTGCCGCTTATCATAAAACCTCCCGTAGTTTTGCCCGATTATTTTAGCGGAAAGCCGGTCGGGAAACCGGCCTTATCGGCACCGGTGGCCTATCCGCAATTAAATTTGTAAACTCGATTGAACCTGCCTCTTGATACACTTCCAGAATGAAAAAGACCCCTCCCGAACTCGATAAAATTGTTGATGTTGTTCTCTCATATCGCCCAAAACCTAAAAAGAAAAAGAAGTGTATAAAACTGCCTAAAGTGCCATTGCCTCGCACAAAATCCCACAATCCCCAGTGATAGGCGGATCGTGGCGACCTTGCTCTGGTTTTAGTTCATCAAGGTAAATTCCCGGGATAATCGAAAACCCTAAATCACGCTCCAGCTTTGCCCGTGATGCAAAAACTTCTGGAAAATCAATTTTTATTCGGTTGAAATATCCCATCCCACCACTTTTAACACAGCCAATGCAATTATTGTTGTGATATCCCATATCATACATGACAGGGCGTTTTATCCCACTAGCGTTCAGAATCTCATGAGCTTCTTCTTTGGTGATATTCCGTTCGACCAGAGGGAAAATGTGCTCCTGCTCAGGCATGTGCTGCTTGATATTTACGATACGATTCTTTTCATTACAGTCAAAGCCCCACACCACTCGCAAATTATCTGTGTTTTCGTATTCAAACCGCTTACGCACATCTCTTTTCAAGACCGTTGTACAAGGTGCTCCGACATTTGGGGCCTTAATGAACTTTCGATAACGGCAAACTTCGTCAACGGTTTTAAAATATGGAGATTGCCATATTTCCACTGGCTTTCCGAACCATGCCTCACAAGCCTTCACAAAGCGCATCGTATCAGGGTGTTGATCGTTAATATGGGTGTAAAATATCCGGTCAATCTGATTTATTTCCAATTTCGTGGCTACTGCCGATGAAACACCGGAGCTGAAATAACTAACCGTTAACATTAACTATCTCCTTTGGAGATAGGCGAGTGCATTTTAATGACATTCAGCACTTGTTCCTGGCGGCGGCCCAGCTCCGGCCGAATACTCTGATAAGCCTCGTTACGATTACAGGTTGGTATATCGATATTGGTCGGCAGATTGAATAAGGGTAATTCTTCTTCTTTCATTCCTTCTCCATCGTTCCAACCGAGATCTCCGTCCTGGGTACCAGGCCGTAGAATTTCAAGGCGCTAATCCGGACCACCTGGGCGTCGTCGTGCCATACGAAGCTGTTAAAACAGTCCTTGATAAACTTGACCAGGTTATCCAGATCCGGCCGCTTTGCGTAAAACCGCGTCGTCGACCAATCAATATTGCGCTCTTTTTTCGGGTAATCGAAATAGAACTTACAGACGAGCTCGACCGGCAGATCTCGAGCGATAGGCGTAATCCAGCCGATCTTCATAAGCTGGGCCTGGCACTCCCACATGAAGCGGCTTTCCGCGGTGCGCTGGTCATTATAAGTACCGACAAATTCCCCGCGCCGAAAGAACCTCGGCCTCTTCTTTGCTATTGGCTTCCCTGGTACTGTGATCGTAAAGAGGTTCATTCGTTTACCGCTTTCTCAGAAAACCCCTGCAATTTCAAAGGGTCTACCTTAAAAACCATTTATCACCTTGTATACCTTGCGTCATTCCGACTTCAGATATAGATTAGGGTCAAAGTCAGCATCATGAAGAACGCGGGCCATAGCATAAAGGATTTCTTCTCTTAGTTTCTTTTTTATGGAAGGGCTCAACTTGTCGAGTTTGAGTTTTGTAACTTCGGGGATTTTTAGGGAAAAGACTTCGGTACATTTGTCGATGTCGTCGATGTCGTGCATGGTGGCTCCTACGAAAAAGATGTTTAGAGAACAGAAAAAATATGTTATGAAAGGGAAGAGACATAAAAAGCATGTGCTGGCTGGGCTACATGGGGGTTTCTGTGCCCCTTCCCTATTCTTATTTAAATCTGCGCGAGCTCTTTTTTTAAATTGTTCAACGTTTGCTCCGCACCTGGCCCGGAACGATAGCCGGAGAGTGCCATTGACAGCGAGTTGCGGTTAATATTCATGCGTTCAGCAAGTACGCTTTGCCCTCCCCTTTTGGCATAGCCCTTCTCGGCCATGAGCCGGATGCAGTGTTTGCGAAGCCGGTCTATTTTAGTCATGGGTGGGATTATACACTACACGATGCATTCTGTCAAGATGTAAAATAATCCTTGACAAGATACATGTCTTAGTGTACTATCCCACCATAGCAACAAAAAATCCGGAGATCACATGAAAGAAATACAGCTAAACAAAGGCAAGGTCGCAATCGTTGACGACGAGGATTTTGAGCGCCTAAATCAATTCAAGTGGATTGCCACGGAAAGAAAGAGTCAAGGCAAGTGGTATGCGATTCGATCAAGCCGCGCACCGGGTATGACGTCTGCCGACAGAAAGATGGATCGCCACATTCTTGACGTTCCTGCGGGATTCGTGGTCGATCACAAAAATGGCAACGGCCTTGATTGTAGAAGGGGCAATCTTCGCCTTGCAACGTACACGCAAAATGCACAGAACAAAAAGAAGTCAACGAGGCCAATGTCGTCCCACTATAAAGGTGTGTCGCGCTTTTCTGATGTCTGGTTATCTAAAATCACATCAAACTATAAAGCACATATCATAGGTGTTTTCCCATGCCAATTCTGCGCGGCCCTCGCCTATGACCTGCATGCAATAGAACTATTTGGTGAGTTTGCAAGCCCGAATTTTTTACGTTCATCATCCTCGCAAGAGGTAACGATATGACCCGAAAACAGCTCTCTACAGCTTTCATCTGCAATGTTGGTTTCTGGACGCTCTTTTATGATTGTCCCTACAAGGAAACGGCACGGCGGAAGGAAGACGAAAGCGACCCTCACGCGCTCAGATCGCGGCGGTGGGGAGGTAGGGTAAAGTGATCTTTTAATCGCGGGGAGGCGTGGTGCCCAGCAAGGCTCATAACCTTGAATGTGTCGGTTCGATTCCGGCCCCCGCTATTGCCTTGCGGCACAGCCCGGCGGCTTTGTGGGGCAGTTATATAAAGGAGGACTTATGAACAGACGACGAGCCACAAGATATTTAACGATCTACGGACAGGGCATGTTGGCGGTCCTGGTGATTGTAGCATTGACGCTGTTTTTAATCTTATTCGGAAGGAAATAGATCATGGAACTGGAAAATTTACCCTGTCTGCTTTGTGAAAAAATAACAATGGATGATTGCTGCGGCATAGATGCGCGGCGCCTTTCATCATCCCAGGTCAATGTCAAAAGACCAGCGGATTGTCCGAAGGAAAGAGAGGAAAAAGAAGATGGACATAAATGATCTGAAAGCCCTGTTTAGATTTCAACGGAAAGCAGAGCCAAAACCTAAAGGCTCCGGCAAGATCAGGTTTAGCCTTTACGCCGGCAGGAAGAAATGGTCGGGCGATCAGGAGAGGGAGCGCCGAAGAAATCAGATCGCCTGCGGAATATTGAAGGTCAATTAAGCCCACTATGCTTTGTGGAGAGGGGAGAGGGAGAGAAGGATAAAAGCAGCGGATCAGACAATCATATTTGCAGGTGCCTCCGGCGTTGATAGGAGATCGGCGCCGGAGCACATTTTAAGAAAGGAAGGTAGTTATGGCGGAAGATAAATTGTTATGTCCTCTTTCGTTCATATTCAATATGGCCTCGCTGGTGCCAGGAGCGCTCGAGAAGTCCACGTTCGTTTTCAGCTATTGCGCCGGGATGCAATGTAAGTGGTGGGTTGAACGTGAAGGGCGGAAGGGGAACTGCGCCATCGTAATCCTGTCGGAAAGGATGGAAAGGAGTTTGCAGTGAGTAACCTATTCAAAGCACAGGTCGTCGGCATGGCGGCCGTGGAAAGGGCTCTCGGCCTTTCCTACGAAGCCGGATTGTATAAACGGGCATCCGCCCACGAAGAGGCCAAAGATGTTTTATGGCCAAATGAGGAAGAGAAGAACGATGAAGGACGACGAGATTGTTGATGCGGTACCGGACCCGCAAATCCAGTACCGGAAATGCGTCGAGTATCTTCCCTGTAAATTTAGCCAGGAAGAGATCATTGAAATGAGCCAGGAACAGGCGCGGACGTATCAGGATCTACAGGAGTTTGAAAACCGGAAGAAAGAAGTAATGGCCGACCTTACTGCCGATATAAAGAAAAGAGAGGCAGCCCTGGGACTCCTGGCACGGAAGATCAACAGCGGTTACGAATACCGGAACGTCGATTGTGAGTGGATATTGGACTTTCGGAACATGACGAAAACTTTAACGCGGTTAGATTTAGAAACTGACTTCGGTGTGCACGTCGTCCGTACGGCGCCTTTGTCCAGCGCAGATCAACAGGCTTCACTCGAATTGGCGGAAGCGGCTTTACCGAAAAACCAGGCTGGCCCTGATGCTGTTGAAAGCAGTGGAGAAGAATCACAACCATAACTTTATTATTATAAGGAGGTCATAGGAAATGACGAAAGAAGCAGCAGCGACAAAACTTCCGGCGGTACAGTTGAAACCGCTGGACGCGGTGAAAAGAATCGAGAAGGACTATCCCCAGGAAGCAAAGCTCCTACTGGCGGTAGTCGAAAATAACATACTCGCCCTGGGCACAGACGAGGTATTTGCCCTTCGTGACAAAGAAGGGGAAGTCAGGGCATTCAAGCAGATCTGCCAACTAAGCCTCGTAAATGGTGGATTGGTGAATCTTCCGATAGCCGGAGGCGTGATTATCGTATCCGCCCAAGGTTATGAAATGTGGGCAGAGAAAGCAGCGGCCAGCGTGATCTTCCCCGTCGAGGTCATGGTCTATGGCAAGCCCATGGCAAACCCCGCAGCGCTCCATGATGCAAACGGCGATTGGACCGGCTGGGCAATTCGGGCGGCAGCTTTCCGTCTATCAGCCATGGGGCTGCCGATCGTATCCGACCGTACGGTTATCTTCGATATTAACAATCGAAGGAACATTGAATTTTTAGCGAAGGCTAAGAAGTATCAACAGGCGTTCAAAATCCTTGCCAAAAAAGCAAACCCACCGGAAGAGAACGGCTCCTGGATTGAATACGAATTTGATAAGGCAAGCTCCCTGTGGGTGAATGCCAGCCACAATGAGGCTCTTGATTGGTACGCTGATATTAGTCAGATGATTAAGAACTCCCTGCAGCTCGCCCAAACACACGCTGCCAGGAACGCCTTAAAGCATTTAAGCGGGCTCCAAAAGGCTCCGGATAAAACAGGCGTATGGAATATTCCTGTGATCGCATGGAGGCCTACCAGCGGCAACATCATTAAATGGGACCCGACGACCTACAAGAATCTCCAAACAAAAATCAGCGCCATGGTTTCCGGTGACAGATCGGAGTTTAAGCAGATTGAGCTCACTTCCGGAGTGGATACTTTGGACGAAACGGATATAGCAGCGGTCAATGCCGGCGAGGTTGACGAAACGGCTCATGCCGCTGGTGCGGAAGGCGAGCACAAGGAAGAAGGGGCCGCACAAGAGCCCAAAGAAAAGAAGAAGGCCAGGCCAAAGGAAGATCAAAAGGTCATTCAACAGCTCCGGGCAGTAATTAAGAGTATGCCGGATGAATTTGCAAAGGCGTGTTTTGCTCTCGAGCTGAAAGAGCTCGAAGCAGATCAGTACGAGGTTGATACTGCGAAGAAGATCATGGAGAAAGTAACCGAGCTGATGGAGGCATAGGCCTATGATAACCTCTATTAAAGGTGAATCTATAAAGGGGCTGACCTTTGAACAGCCCCTTGGGAGGCTTACCCTGCTTCTTGGTCCGAATGGAGCGGGGAAAAGCGCGAGGCGGGACGCCCTGATGCTGGCGCTGATGGGCTACGTTCCCGGGTCCGCGAAGAAAACTAATCCGGAAATCTTCGCGGCCTATTCATCCTCTCCGGAAAAGATGGTTGTTGGCTTCACTCTCGACAACAACTTCAAATTTGATCGCGGATTCTTCAAAAAGGCTAACAGCATCACCCAGGCCCATCAGGTCAATGGGGCCCGCTCCGCGAAAGAGTTTTACTATGAAACCCTCGGCAAGTCCGGAGGCATCAAGGCCGTTGACGTCGGCGCTTTCATGGATTTGAGCGATCAAAAGAAGATTGATCTTATCCTTGACCTGTATCCGCCGAAGGAAGATCTCAAAGGCATCATCGATGCTGCAGACAAGGGAAAGGTGAAGATACTTGACTTCGAGCAAAGGGCCAGGGCGAAAGAGGATGCCACAGCGGAGCTCATAGCATCGAAGGCCGCGCTTAATCTCCCGCCCGGAACGCTGGCAGAGATAACCGGCGAGATCATGAGGGCAGAAGCACAACTGGAACTCGCACAAGAGAAGTTGACTGCGGCCACAGCGGAGCAATCTGCCGCAGAGGCAAAAGCGAAAGCAGAAGAGAAGGCAAAGGCCGATGCAGAGACAGCGAAGAAGAAAGCTGACGAGGCCTTGAAAAAACAGGCAGAAACAATCAAAGCGCATGAGGAAGCCGCTGCGAAGAAAGAGGGGCTAAAACCCGCGGAGGCTCACTTGCCGGGCACTCCGAAAGTTGAACCTGGGCCAACGTCAGGCGACGTTTTAGTACCGGCAAGCGAATTTTCAGACGAAAAGCTCCTGGAACTGCAACAAGAGCTATGGAGGGAAGCCGTCAATACGTCCTTCCAGG